TCACTGCCGATTGAGATCCAAGATTGCCTGAAGCATTCGGGCATTTTCATCAACAGCTTCAGAAGCAGTTAAAGATTCATTGGAGAATGCCATTTCTTGTAACTCTTGCCCATCGAACCAACAACATGCCAGATAACCACCGTAAAGCGATCCAATGACGGTCATAGATGGCCCATTACCACCTTTCAGCTGGACTTGATCCCCTATCTTAAAAGACATAACCACTCCTTAGTTGAGAGTTTTGCTTCATATGAGTATTGAACTATGTAGTTTGCAATCCAAGCCCTTACTGATAAAAAACCTCTTTTGTAAGAGATAACACCCCTCGCCCGTGCATGGTGTGAGCATGGTTGTCTGGGAATTCCCCCCGTATTACTACCCGGGGGGCTTGAACAGCGACAGCCCGAAAAGATGCACTGACAAGGCGTAAGAGCTTGGCATGGGCTTGTCTACGACAGGAGGACGAGCAGATACCACCCGCGCCCCATAGCCTTCGGCTGGTCGCTCTGACTGGGGCATTAAAGATCGGTTTGGCAGGAAAGGGGGTGATCCAGTCTTTGGGCAAGATGGGCGTGTTTCGCCGCGAGACGGTTGGAGGCTAAATGGACAGCAGAGGGCGGCTTATAGGGGCTACCGCCCCTGTCCGTTGTGCGCTAGGCAATCGTATTTAACATAAACATTCGCATTACGCAGTGAGTAGGTCTATGTCCGGTCATCACTTGGTTTGCCTTTGTCCCCTGCCCCAGCGAATAAAGCACCGTTCACCCGCCGCCGCAAAGCATCGCCCTCTGGGTCGCAAAACACGTCAACAGGCTGGCCCTGATACTGAATAACCGCATGGCAGGCGCTCACAGGCTCAACACGGGCCAGTTGATCCGGCCAGTCATCGCCATAGACAGGCTGCACCTCGTCCCCTTTGCGCAGCGCAAAGCAATACTCCACCCGATATGATCCCCGATCATCTTTCACCAACACATGGCAACTGATTATCAGCTTGTGGCCAGCGAACGGCCCTACAGAAAGAACCCCGCCACCAGACGGAGCAGCAGCGCCGCTAGGACGTACCCCAGAACCGGACGGAGTACCCACTTCCCCAGCAGCCGGAGCAGCGGCAGCAGTGGCCGGAGCGGTCTTGCGAGGCTGGTCAATATACTCAGGCTTGATGAAACCAAAGTAGAGACAAAATCCCATAACACCCAGAAAAAACAGTATTTTAGGGTCTCGTAATATCGAGCTGCCCGCGATTGTATCCGAGACTTTACCTGTTGTAGTTGAGTCATAGAGTTTGAAAACATACTTCGGCACCTTGTTGAATGGCTTGGCTTGCAACACATGAGAGGTAGACGTGCCGGAGTTATCCGACAGGTGTAAAACGGTCTTGTAGCGGCCACCGATCCCCAATACGGCCATGTTGGTGTGGCGAATGGCGGTTTCTGCAGGGGCTCGAATAACCGAATGAACCTTGCTGATATTTGGCGTGGTGAAAACGAAATCCCAGTTGTGGTGACGGTGCATATCAAAGGCAACATCAATGGTTTCCGGTCTGCCGTCCTGCTTGGCCTGCTCTGGCCCACCTGGATAAGCGAGGCGGTCTAAATCCGACTGGCGCCATGATGGCGGAAAGACCCGCTGAACCTCATCGACCAGAAAGAATGCCCCCTTCGGTGCCCAGTGATAGAAACGGGCCAGATGATCCCTGCCCTCTTGGGATTCGGTCTCGATGTAGGTCACTTCAAAGGCATCAGGAACAGCCTTGCCCAACACCTCTTTGCAGCGTTCAGCCGTGAAGCCGCGAACGTTGGTGATGATGTGGCGGCCTGCCTTGATGGCGGGCAGTACATCGGTATGAATGGCCCCTGACGACTTGTAAGAGCCGGGCGCGCCGTGGTGGATCTTGATGGACATTTACCACCCCATCATGTTGAGTAAAAACCGAGTGACAAACGCCTGAGACAATATCGTGAGCCCCTTATCCAGATGTAGATAAAGCAATATGCCCCGCATATCCGCAGGCAACGAATTAAAGGATTGCGAAATAAGTTCGCTGAAATGGATATTGACCAATATTTGCTTTGCCACGTCCCACGAGAAGGTGAGCAAAAACAACTTAAACTCAACCCATGAAACAATCATCTTTACCGCCAGCCATGCCCCGAACTGCACCGCCAATTGATAAATATCGTTGAAGAACGAATTAAAAAACTCACCAAGCCATTCCATGCCATCACCTCTTGAAAATGATCATCAGCGCAATGAAGTAGAAGATAAACAACATCAAGCCCGCCAACGTCTGCCAAAAGTCCTTTGCCGAAGGACAAACCTTGTAGTCCTTTCCGCCGTAGCTAAATAAATCAAAGCACTCCATAGGCCCAGCAGAGCCGGAGAGGCTGAAATCGAATATATCCTTTACCTCTTCTGCAATTTCGGCGTGTTTATCGGAAACAGCCTTGTTAGCATCAGCGAGTTTTTTCTCCATAGCAGCGACATCAAAGAAGCAGTTATCACCAGAACATGCGGAAGAATACTTACTCTCCTTAACCGAAAGTGGGTTGCCCCCAGAGCCTGGCATCTTGGAATAGTCTACACCCGAGCCGTCACCAGAACCGTTGCCGTCACCGTTACCAGCCTTCTCGGCCATAATCTCAAGAGCTGTGCGCATATCTTGCAAAACATACGTTTGTTGCTCAGATTGGTTTGCAGTAGTTCCGGCACTCTCAACAAGTGAAGCAATGTCAGAAGAAGTCCAAGCAGATGAACCACCATCAGAACCAGAACCACCACCACCCAAAGAATGCTCAATATTTTTCAGCGAGTCCTTCATATCCTTGGCAAAATAAGAGGTTGCGCGGGTATTGCCTGATATGTCATCAAGCTTGTTATTAAGGCCCCCAGTGTTCCCCTGAATAGAAGAAAGCATACCAAGAGAATTTCCCATCATAGAAGAAATACCAGCCACATCAGATGCAACAGAAGAAGCTCCACCAGAAGAACCAGAGCCAAGATTGTTCAACTTCAAATCTATAGATTGCAAATAATCCCTAGTGGTACCAAGAGCAGCAGCCACACCGCCAAGATTGCCATTAACATGAGATAATTCGCTAGATGATTGCTTTATATGATAAAGCGCATCTTTCATATCCCGAGAAAAAGACTCGGCACTATGAGCAATAGAATTAATATTATTTGAATCTTGCTTGGTACTGTCTACCACCTGACGCAGAGCAACACCCAAGTTTTTATTCAGCTTGGCAACCGCACCCGAAACAGACGTTCCGGTGGCGTCACCAATAACAGGTTCAAAATTAAGCCAACCATCAATCGGCTTAGTGCCGGAAGCGCCTTCACCTGGCGTATTGCCACTGCCGTCCGAATCCCCGTTACCGCTGCCATTATCTGACAACTTGCAAGCCGTGCCAGTGGTCTCCACTGGTCCCTTGGTATTATTCAAAGGCAACTCTACACAAACACCCTTGCAATCAACCTGACAGCCCCCGAGATCCGAACCTTCAAATTTAAGACAGACTGGCAAGGGCGTTGCCATCGTCACGCTACCCAATTGCACACCGACAGGACAGCCCGCGACAGCCAGCGCCAGTGATGGAAACAGCAGTAAAAACAAGCCTATGCGCACACAGCCCCCAATATGAAAAAAGGCGACCGAAGCCGCCTTAGATTGAAAAGGATGTTCGCCATCCCTCGACAAAGAACAAAAACCAGAGCGTCCCGATAAGCAGGGACATGGCTTAGGCTTTGCGAATAAGGCTGATCAGGATGCCACAGCCAACAACCGCAGCGACAACCATCATCACCTTGGGCGAAGTGGCATTCACATCGGATTGAGCCGCTTCGAGAGCCTTGGATGCAGCATCAGCCGCCCCTGTCCCTTCTGCAAAAGCAGAGCCGGAAACAGCAGCAACAGCAGCGATACAACCGTTACGGAACAAGCCTGAAAGTTTTTGCATTATATTTATCCTCTTTTTGCACCTACGATTACACGGGCAATAGCGCCCAGTTTTAAACCAATAACCCATATGGTTAATCCGAAACCAAAGGCCATTGATGTTGTGGTCATATCAAACTGAAACCAGTTAGATATGTCCGTTAATTTGTTGTGCTCTTGGAGAGTCAAGAGCACGTAAGAGCAGGTTTCCGGCGGGGCTTGTTTTACGTACCCCTCGGAAGTTAATTCAACACAGAGCATTGTTTTAGTGCCTCGTCGTCGGTCGCTGCACGTCTTCGCTCCTCCTCCTCTGGCACCGGATAATTAAGGCTTTTTATGCAGCGGCCCAAAGTCATCATGTTTGGCCCCGCCTTCAATCTCAAAGCCAGCCACGATATTTCGGGCAGGGTTGCGCGGGTCAGCTTCCAACAACAGGGTGATGGGCTGCAATTTCGGACAGTCAGCAATATTAGCCAGCACCAGCGGATCATTTTTCAGTGGCATTTCTTTAGCCTCAAAGCCCCAGTTATTGATTTGACACTCGGGCATATCAATGTTGGTTGCAGCAACCAAGAATTGGATATTTGCGAAGTCATAGGGCTTGGGGGTAGCTCCTTTGCGGGAAATACCTTTGCCGTGGGTGACACACAGAACCATAACGCCAGTAATTTTAGACATGGCTAAACTCTCCATTTTGGTTATTAATGCCCGTTCAGTTGGGCTCGAAAATCGCTAAAGTATCCAGTTCAGGCGGCAGAGGTAATAACAACCGCGCCGGAACGTCATCAGGGGTCAAGTGTGCTGTTAATTGGCGCACGATAGAGGCATCGGTTAATCCCTCGACATGTTTAAGCCAGTTGACCAGACGGCCTGCCATTTTTGACATATTTGTCACCGCGTTATCGCGGCAGGTTTTAAACTTGTTTTTGAAGGTGGTGATGCGTACAGGTTCAATTTCATTTTCTGATACTGCGGCAAGCCATATCGAAAACTGGGGATACATTCCGGCAAAATATGGATCTGGATTAACCAGCACATCGAGCGGGATTTGTCGGTCTTTACTGTGCAACTCGCCTTCGGCGCGTACCCAGTTGGGATGCTCTGCCGATTGCATCTGCTTGCCCTTCTCATAAATACGAGCGCACTTACCATTAATTCGTGAGCCGATATAAAAAGAACAGCCAGCCGATGCAATCATGCCAAAGCGTTTACGCATGGCATTGTGTATCTCTGGAATAAACTCCCCTGCCTGAATCGCCATCCATTTTGGAGCGGTGCCGCGAGCCGGATGGAAATTGCCTATTTCCGCTGCTTCAACCGCTCGGAGATACGATATAACCGAGCCTGAGTAATCATCCAATGCGAGGTCAACTCGAGTAATACGGAGCCCAGGCACCACAGAAATGACACGATGAAGAGCCCCAAAATCCAGTCCGTCGCATCCTGCCCCAGTGAAAGAAACCATGCAGCCATGGTTGGCAGCTCCCCAAGCGACAAGCCCGCAAGCAATGCCATCAATGAGAATGTCCCCACTGTAGCTGTAGCCGTGAAGGCCCCCGCGACGATGGCGGACGGCAAAGCGAGGCGCAGGGATCGGGACGCCAATTTGGTGATTGAGTTCGTCAAAGAAGATCTCCAGTTCTGAGCAGCAGAGCGCATCGAGAAACTGCACCCCGTAGTTGTGGATCAGGTCGTTGTAAGCGTCCCAGTATTTGCCGCTTGGGTTCACTTCAAACTCGGAGAAATCGAGCAAGCTAGAGCACACGGCCTTGAGTTCGCGGTGAATGTCAGCGCGGGTTGTGTACTGGGAAGCGAGCACGGTCTCCATGGCTTGAGTCATGGACGGCGTGATCACTGCGGGCGTTTCGTCTTCGGACTTGGCCACATAAAGCGGCTCAGGATAAGCAACGGCGCGGAGGCGCTGCTCTGCCTTTTCAAGACGGTTTGCCGGTGCCGGCAGTGCGGGAACCGGACGGCGGAAAATCATGCCATCGACAGCAGGCGCAGGCATGGCAGCCGCCAAAACAGAGGACTTGATATCAAAGCGCGGAATGGCCTTGAGCAAAGCCCCCTGTTTTGCCAGCTCGGTGATCCGCTTGAGCGGTTCAGGCGTGAAGGTGAAGGACAGGAAATCGATCTTGGTTTTTGGATTATGACCAGTCATCAAAGAAGACCCCCTGATCATAGAACCCGCGCCAAGTTTCCTCGGTGACTTCGACAGGCACGAAATCGAAATCGGGGTAAGTCAGTGAGAGATAACAGCCGAGTTCGCGGAGGTCGGTGAAGAACTCAACCTGACCAGCGATACAAGCGGAAATGTCGCCCGTTGGCTCATGTTGCCAATAGACGCTTCGCTCTGGTTTTGCCGGATTGATCGATGCACTCACAACCCCTACCCCCTTGGTCAGAAATGATACCCTTCGACTAATCTCAATTTCTAAGAAATTAGATTGGTGGCCGAACCTTAGAATCTAAGGTCTGAGTTGTCAAGAAATATCATTTCTTAGAATCAAAGCGGTTTAGAATCACCTTGAGCACATTCACAACAGAGTTATCAATATGCCGACTAAGCACATAGATGATCCGACATGGCGCAAGGTGGAGATGGAGACGGTCAGGGCGGTGATTGCCACGAAGACCAGCCTCAAGGATACGGAGGTACTTAAGCTGTTGATATTGAAGGGGATTCAAACGATTACAGAGGACGATTACGAGGAATACGTGAAGAGAAAGAAGGCGCGTTGATTATGCCTAATTCGAGTCCGGCCCTGCCCTAAAGCGGGGCCTTTTCTTTGGTGCCTGGCTGCGCATAAATGCCGTTATGTTACGGGCGCTCTGTCGTTGCGACGATGCCAGCAAGCTGGCCCACGTAGCGGCCTCATCGCGTCCCCTGCCCTTCGGGATTATGGCAGGGGCAAACCACTCAACATAACGCCAGCGACATTATGCGCAGTGTTGTCTGGCCCGTGGCTGGGGGTCAGGAACATAGCAACCGCAAGGGCTACAGCCGTGCCTGTACCTTTTGTGTACTTCGCTAAAATGTCATACCAAGCGCGTTTTAGCTCGGGATTGGTTTCCCTGACTGCGGTTAGATTTAGCAGTACTTCTTGCACGTCCAGGCCGATCTCCTCGGCAATCTTTTTTGCAGTCGCATCAGTGAGTTGCGACTTTCCTTTGTTCACCGCAGAGATATAGGAAGTGGTAAATCCCAAGTCTGCGGCGACTTCCTGCAACTGGCTGTACTTTTTGGCCCTCATGTAGGCTTGAATCAGCGTATTCGAGTCCATCTTTTTGTCTCCTGAGTGGTTAGACAATCAGCCCATCATACCGATTTTGGCAAAAAACGGCTTGTTCCCATTCAACAATTCGTATGATTGAATCCATTCAACAAATCATTTGAATGCATGAACCATGACCCACTTTAGCCCACAAAACCTTGATCTGCCTGCTCTCATTGAGCGAAAGGTTTATTGGCAGGCTGAACCGACTGGCGATCTCTCCGCCTGCATCGCGGGTCAGGTTGAGATGTTTCGGGATCTGCATGAGCTGCGGGTCTATCTGTCTATGACGTACCCCGATACCGTGTTCGAGCTGGTCGAAGTGACCGAGGACACCTGGCAAGGGTTCTACGACCAGGGAGTCTTTTTCGATGACTGGTCATAACTCCGTGATGCCGATAAATAGGGTTATCGGCATCATTATGAAAGATAACAAGGCTTTTTCAGGTTCGGAAATCGATCAGGATCGAGGCTACACACAGACCTCTAGCGATCTGACTGCCCAAAGCAGAAGGACAATATCTGGTTGATTCCCCCTGAAGATGCTCTTGCAGCGACAACAGAATAACACAGTCAACCGCCCTGCCCCACATCACCGAAATGTCCCATTTTGATACAAGAGTCCACTATTAAATCAGTACGTCGCGCTGGATACCCCTCACCAATGGAACGTGAAGTTTGATTTGCACCATTATAACCAACGTCATAACCGTGAATATTCTTAGATATATCTGTCCCCTACTTGAGAGGTCTCGCTCTGGAAATATTGATACTCCTTCTTGTAAAACAGCCATAAAAATGCCGATTATCGCGATAGACTCCCCTCCCCTTAATCCTCACGGTTTATTGTTGTGGCTAGAATGATTGCGGCTTTTTTGGAAGTCAGGTCAATTCATATTCAAGGCACGTTTGGCGATGGCCAATGTGGGTGGCTGGCAGGTCAAGTAGAGGTTGCTGTTGAACTGCTGCAATATGCGTTTGAGCTCGTTCATATCATCGGGATGGAGGGTTAAGGACCAGAGTGCTCTGGGCTGGCTGTGATGGAGGCCATTGGTATAGATAATGGTGCAATCTTCGATACGCAACTCTTTGCAGTGGGCCTCCATCTGCAGGCCCACATCCGGAAACCAGATATGCAGCGTGCCTGAAGAGATAAAGGTGAACTGGGCTATGAGCGACCCTTTGCCAACGATCTTGAAGGTCTTTTCCACCACTGCCACTTGCATACCCGCTCCTTGGTATCTCGTTAATATTGACATCAATATCACCAATGATGACTGGATATGCAAGTGTGATAACAAGGCGCTGTTCAATCCGAATATGATTTCTTCCGGCATGTTACTTAGCTTTCGACATCGGGTGGTCTCGGTGTTTCAGCAAGCAATTTCGTTTTTTGCTTCTCTGTTACGCGATAAATATGTATGCCGTAGATGGCAAGGTGCCTGTTCTTAGTCATCCATGTGAGCCAAAAATATTCCCTGAACCGATTGCCATTCGGGTGAAGTACAACATCGCCGCACCAACTTCTATGACATCCCAAACAAGCCATTCGGTGTTCTAAGAGCAGTCAATAAAAATCAGGCTCATGTCACGTTGTTCGTTAGTCCTTGTGAATGTTATCTCTCACGTGTTGGTTCAATCGGTCCAGCGGCTTTTGCTGGGCGCTCTCATGTCGTTCACTGTTGCTGGTGTGCAGGTATTTCGAAGTGGTGTCGATGCTGTCATGTCCTGCATCGGCTTGTACGTGGGAGAGCGGTCGACCGTGCAGGTTGATGTCATGGGTGATCCCGGTGTGGCGGATCGCATGGGGAGATAGTTGCCGCATCTCGGCCGCATCCTGGGCAAAGCCATCCTGTTCGGCCAATTCTGCCCCCTTGCTGATGATCACCATGATCAAATCCCGTAGCTGGCGAATTCCAAGGTTGGCGTTGAGTTCCCCTTGCTCGCGGCCGTGGGCTGCCGCTTTATGGCGAACGAACAGTGGCGTCTGTTCATCCGGTGTCGGCAAAGCAGAGAGACCGAGGAAACGGCGGTAGCGTTCGAGTGCCGCCAACAGCGCTTGGGATACCGCTACGGTACGCCGTTTGCCCCCTTTGCTTTGCGGAATAAAGTAGCCCCAGACGCCGGTTTTGCGATCTCGCCTGAACTGCCCCATCACAGGTGTAAAGCCCGGCCGGGCTGCAACCTCAGAGATCCGCAGATAGCAGGCGTACATCAGAATGGTGAGAAAACGGCTGCGCTCGTGCTGCTCCGGATGGTCGTTGGCAAGGGTATCTGCGGCCTGCATCACGTATGACCACTGCAACTCGCTGAAGGCTTGCACCTGATCATCGGCCTCCTGCTGTTGCGGCCGTTTGACCCGCTGCAGTAGCAGAGCGGGATTCCTGTCCATGTACTCCTCCAGGATCAGGAACTGGAAGAAAGCCGACAGGATGGCGAGCTTGGTCTTCATCGCCTGCTCGCTAAGACGGTAGGGCAAGGTGCGGCCCAGTTCCCGCTTGCCCAAAAACGGTCGCCATTGCGGATTGGGCAACCGCTCTCCCCACTCCTTGTCGAGGACAAATTGCGCCACGTTGCGATAGGCGATCAACTCGTCAGGGGGAGACTGACAGTAGTCGAGATAGCGGATCATGATGCGGCGAGTGAGATCTTTCGGGCTGATGGCAGCCTCTCGAAAGCACCAGTGCAAAAAAGTGGTCAGTTCGCTGCGATAGGTTTTGTAGTTGTTTTCGCTGTTGCGCTGCTCCAGCAGCCAATCGACCGCCAGTTCGTAAACCAGCCCGGCATCGGGCACATCGTTGAGGCTGAGGTTGGCAAGGTACTGATTGACCTGAGAATTGCCAGCTTCCAGATAGATAAGGCTGTCAAACAGCGGCAT